CATCGCTTTCACCCTTGTAGACAGAAAGCCACTGATGCAGTTCCGGGGTCACTTCGTACTTCGAACCCTTCTTGATCAGCCATTCGTGGATGCCCATCAGGCCCAGACCCAGACGACGGTTCTTCTCACGTACCTCGTAGACCTTTGCGTAGGGCAACTGCGCCCGCTTGGTTCCACACAGGAGGAACATGGTTCCGAGACGGACGATGTCCTTGAGTTCTGCGATGCTATCCACACGGCCCATATTGATGGACCCGAGGTTACACACATCACTGTCGTCAGCCGAGGTGACTTCGGTGCAAGCATTGCGGAGCGTCTCGTTCTCCTTGTCGAAGAAGTTGAAGCTAAAACCCGGTTCAGCAGTGCGAAGAGCCTGTTCGACGTTCTTCATGAAGACATCGCCAACCTCACCAGTCTTCCAGTAGTTCAGGAGCCATTCGGTGTCGTAGTTGACACTGATGTTGGTCATGTCCATCGGAGCAGGGAAGTTGAAGTCGATCTGCTTGAGGTCCCACAGCGTCTTGTCAGTGCCGGGTACAACCATGTCCTGCCAGTTCTTACTGACGAGGAACTTGTCGATATCACCGTGCTTCCAGTTCAACGAGGCGTAGATAGCCGAGCGACGGGAACCACCCTGCATGACACGACGACCAATCTCATTGAGCATCTGCATCTTCGGGATAGGACCAGACGACTTACCACCAGTGCGGGAGAGTGTTTGGCCTTCGGGACGGTAGCGGGAGTAATCGATACCGATACCACCACCCGTCATAAGGCAGCTTTCGGCTTTCCAAGAAAGGTTCGCCCAGTCTTCACGGGTATCTTCTTCTGCACGGAGTAAGAAGCAATTATTGTAGTACTTCGCCTGACGGCCAGCATAATACAGATAGCGACCACCGGGAATGAACTTCATCTCGGTCATTGCGTTGATGAGGGCCTCTTTATCGCCCTTAGACATTTCAGTATCGCAAACTTCCTCAACGAGGACACGGCAGAGGTCTGACCATGTATCGCAACCCGTGTGAGCGTATTTTGCATTGAAGATGGTCTCCGAGAAGGAGGAACGCATCATTGGGTTTGTGTTAGACCTGAACGCCAAGCTTGGCTCCCTTACTACGGTTTGCGGATGCTGTTAGGATTTGGAGGTTCCAAGGGGCATGTTCGCCTCCCTTGGATATTGGATGGATATGATCCACATCGTGTGGAATGTCCGTTGCCTTCGTGTAGAAGTCTCGGGATTCGTAGATCACATCGATCAGTATTTTTGAGAGAGGCGTCTGAGCCAGTAGAGACATCTGTCCATACTTTTTGGACTTGTACTCACGCTGGTCTGCGCTTCTCTTTGCAAGGTTGTTACCACGCCATTTTGAGTAGAACTCTGCGTGTCGTCCCTTATTATTCTGCGCCCACTTTCGCTGGCGTGTACGGTGGCAATCCTTGCATTCAGGAAAGCAACCGTCTTTTGTAGTTTTGTGTTTGTGGTATTCCGAGAAAGGCTTCTCATCACCACATGTCTTGCATGTCTTCATGGTGATACCAGTGTTAGGCCCTACCCCCGGAGGGATAGGGGGCTGCTGGGCGCACCATGCAGCGGGGATTAGTAGATGAGGTCGTCCAAGATCGGAGGAGCGTAGTTAGGCCCCTTCAACGTCTTGCCATCCTCTCGACGGATAGGTTTCCCGTCTTCACCTAGTTTCGACATGTTCGACAGGTGTACACGGGTGAACGCATCTTCAAACCCACCTTCGGGCAGGAGGTCAGTCATCACACTGACGTATTGAAGAGCGAATGATAGTTTGTGTCCTAGCTCAGGAGGTACGACAATGTCCTCTTCTCCCTCATGCCTAAGATTGGCTAGACCCAGCATCACATAGATCAGATCACAGGTCTCTTTGAGCAACTCACGTGCTGCCTCTAGAACCTCGTCAGCCTCTTCGTCGATCAGCTTGATCCAGAGTTCTTCATTCATCGGAGTGTCAAACGCAGTCTGAAACTCTTTGACCATCTTAGCGCAGTGCGTAGTACTAAAGTTCAAAGCTCGACCTCACCATTGAGTTGGTTGATACGCATTTCTGCATAACGGATCACTTTCCGTAGATCGGTGATCTCGGACTCGACAGCATCCATTCCATCGTAAATCTTGAAGCCAGCACGGCAGGCATACTTGATGATGTTGCCTCGCCAGAACTCCATGCCATTACGCATGATGAAGGTGATGGGTTCGATATACCAACGAGTGTAGTGCGAAGGTTTTGCGATGATATCAGGTTTCACCTGTTGTTCCTTATGTGGAGATATGTGTGAACCACCCCACTATGTTCAACATGGGTGGGGTAGTTACTTTTGTTGCTAAACAGTCACACTTTGTGTTTTCTGAGGGGTCCAAAGGATCGGCTCAAGCTTGTCGCTATTCCAATCGGAGAACCTCAGGATACGGGCTACACGGGCCTGAACCAGTGCCTCCTCTTCTGTAACCCCTGCTTTGGCGTAAGCATTGACGATAGCTTCCCACCGTTCAGCCGGGTTAGACGAGGTTGACAGTATCTTCTCAGCACTGATCTTGCCTACACCGGGGCAACCGGGATAGCCATCCGTAGGGTCGCCAGTGAGGGTCTGCATGAGGTGGAACAGGTCACCCTCCTCCTCAGTCACATCGACAATGTCACCGTTGATCAGGTGCTTGCCGGGGATTTGGAGAAGGTCCTTGTCGTCAGAGAAGATGATCGTGTCACTGAGCTTGGTAGCAAGGATGCCAACACAGTCGTCAGCTTCCAGAGCGATTTTGACGAAGCCATTCTGATCCTTGATGATACCTTCCCGAAACTCCTTGAACCCCATCGGCTTGCGTACAGCCTTCCGATTGGCCTTGTAGAGAGGGTAGACATCCTTGCGGAAGTTGGCCTTGTCAGAGAAGCACAGAATGATCTTGTCAGCCTTGGCTTGCTTCTTGAGGAAGGCGATACGGTCGTTGAATGATGCCAGAGCTTCCTTGTGGTCACAGGTCATCATCCAAACATCGTCTTCCCACTCTACCTCTTTCTCAGCCCTAGATAGAGCTTGGTACAGCGGTCCATCAGCCTCAACTCGGAGTATCCGCCGATCCAGTAGTTCTTGGTGATGATCTGAGGGACAGTCTTCATGTCGAGGGAGTACAGCATGTCCCTAAAGACAGGGTACTCCTCCACGTTATACTCGGTGTACTTGAGGTCATTCGCAGCGAGAAGCTGTTTTGCCTTTTCACACCAAGGGCAATTCGATTTGGACAAGATCACGTAGTGTCGTGTCATTTTGTCAGGGCCTCCCATGAGACAGGGAATAAGGGTTTGATGATCTCGCCCACCATTTCAGCAAGGTCTCTAATCTCCTTCTGAGCGTGTGGATCAGTCCGCTTTAGGTAGAAATTGGCGAAGGCGTAGAGGTTGCCTGTCCAAATCCACTGGACTTCACAGCCTTGGGGAAGGATGAACCGTGCTTGTTCGGGGCAGATGCCATCAGCGATCATGTTCTCGTAGAGACGGATGCAGCTTCCAGCGACACGTCGGTACTCCATTTGCCAAAGGTTGTCGTCATAGTGAACACCGTGAGACCCCTGCTTTGCATTGCCAATCGGGGCATTACGGAAGGCCTCAGGGACGAACAGTTCAGGAGTGCTGCTAATGTAGCGGCGGCTCTCCTCGTTCTCTACAAGGCCCTGCTTGTGCTTGAAGCACTGGGTCCTGATCGGGACAGGCGCTTGCATTCGAAGGCTGATGCTGGTGTGGGCGAAGGGTGTCCAGTGGTTGTGCTTGGCGAGGTAGGCGATCAGCTTGGCGTCTTCGGCTTTTAAAGTCTTTTTTAAGATACTTTCAAAGCCCTTCTGTCCCACCCAATGCGTCTCCCACGCACTCACCTTGTCGAAACTAACCCGTGCGGCGTTCACCACAGACAGGTCTGACCCCATGTAGTCGATCAGTTCAGCTTTCATCCCTGCACCTTCAAATCAAAGTCAGGCAGGATCGATTGCGGCTTGAAGATTACCTTGTAGTGGTACGTATCGACGCCAATACCATCAATCTGTTCAGCGAAGAACGTCACGTTATCCGACAGACCGAGGAAGTGCTTCTTGAACTCCGCTGGACCCGTCTTACAGGTCACAGAAAGCTCACCCGCCTTATCGAAGTTGCCTAAAGAGCAGAGACCTTCGATGGACAGGATGTAGTCACCAGTAATCCCGTTGTAGAAGACGACACGGCGTTGAACTTGAAAGTTGTCCGCTGCTTTCGACAGGTTTGCAGATGCAATGTCAGCATCGGTACACGCACTCATGGTTACACCAAGGCCAGTACATAGCAGTAGTGCTACAAGCAGTTTCTTCATTTGATCATGTCCAGTGTGAATTTATAGGCAAACGCAACGAACATCACGGTGATCGATGCGGCGACAATGAGGAAGAGGAGGTCCAACAGGAACCCCTTCAACCATTCGATGATCTCAAGGAACACCACTATGGCTATCTCTAGGACTCGTAGTATATCGTCGCTCCTTCTCTTTTTGGTGCGTAGAAGTTGTGGTACAGACGTGCCACATCAGCTAACCGAGGGTGCTTGTGTATCCACTGTCCAGTTGACGGATCGAAGTTCTTAGCAAAGAACGTGTCCAACGGTGTGTTACCTGTCTTGATCGAAGGATCGACCTCAAGGCACAACTTGTCGAACTCTGCATCACTCATGATTGACGTGTCAGCAAACTCGTAAGCGTATGCAGCAACTGACAACTTGATGCGTAACCAGACCTGCCTCTGAACTGGTGTCACGCGATACCTTCCTTGATGAAGGTTTCGATCCACAGCTTGCACAGTGCTGAGCGAACAATGTCGTCCACCCCAAACTCCACAACAGGCACAGGCAGGTTATGCCTCTTAGCCATGTGGATCACCTTCTTGAGACCACTCGTTTCCTTGAGGTCCGACTGCATGATGTCACCGTTCAGGACCACGCGACTTCCCTCCCCTACACGGGTGAGGAACATCTGCATTTCCTGAACGGTGGTGTTCTGAGCTTCATCAAGAAGGACGAAGGCGTTCTCAAAGGATCGGCCTCGCATCGTCTCAAACGGGGTGATCTCAATGTTGCCATTTTTCATCCCGGTCTCAACGACAGCTTTACCTAGCTGCTTGTTCAACACATCAAGGACGGGTGCCATCCAAGGTGCCATCTTCTCTTCCAGTGTTCCGGGGAAGAAGCCGATGCTACGACCCGCTGCCACATTCGGGCGGGTGAGAATGATCTTGTTGATCTGCTTGCTCTCATAAAGCTGTGCAGCAAAGGTCGTAGCTACATATGTCTTACCAGTCCCGGCAGGACCAAGAACGATCACCTGTTCAGAACCCCGTAGGGAATTGATCAGAAGCTGTTGCCTATCGGTCTTGGCTTCCAATGGAATGCCGGGTTTACGAGTATCGAACTTGGTAGTTCTGCGCTTCATTAGTGAGTTTCCGCCCAGTTATTGCCCACTTTGTATTCACCAGTGAGCGGTACTTTGATGTTGAAGAAGTCGCCAGCCTTGGTCACACACTCGACAGCCATCTGCCCAAAGGCATCAGCAATGTCTTCGTCTACCTCAACCTGTATCTCGTCATGGACCCACGCAACCTGTTGAACACGGTCACGCCAGCCACGAACATCGATCTCCCGGTCTACCTCCACCATCCACTGCTTACAGATCAGCGCACCAGCAGATTGCAGGAGCGTGTTCAGGGCAGCATGTTCACTACGGATGTGAAGGAGACGACCGTCTAGACCTACGAGATACCCACGCTTGGCAGCGGTGGTGACAGCCTTGAGAAGCTGTGCAAGGGCCGGGACAGCGGCTAGGAACTGTTCTTTAAGCTTCTGGCCATGCTTTGAGCCAGCGCCGACGATGCTTCCGATCTTTGCTGCGCCTGCTCCGTAGAGGAAGGCGTAGATGAAGGTCTTGGCTTGGTTTCTGGTTTCAAGTCCAGCGGCTTTCTGATTAGCAGTATGAATGTCTCCATTGATGACCTCCTCGCCATACTTACCGTTGTCGTAGCGGGCCATGAAGTGAGCCAGCATACGGAGTTCAAGACCAGACACGTCAATGCCGACCAGCTTCTTGCCCTTCTGGACGCAGAAGAGTGATCGACATTCGTGTCCGTAGGGAGCGCCACAGGAAGGCACCTGACCCATGTTAGGAGAGCGATGGGTAGCCCTCCCTGTGACCGCACCGTTGGTGATCATTTCACCGTGGATGCGGCCCTGTCTGACGTGCTTGAGCCAGCCCTGCTTACCGTCTGAAATCTGTCCTAACCGCTTCTGGATCATCAGATACTCGGTCAGCAGTTTTGCAGCCGGGTAGTTGAGTTTGGACAATACCTCTTCGTCCACCTTGGCAGAGCCATCCTGAGTAAACTCAGTAGGCTTCCAGCCGAACACTCTCTTCAAGCGGTCGGCAATGTGGTGACGGGAGCTAGGGTTGAAGACGACGATCTTGATCTTGTTGTAAGGAGCGCCAGCAGTCACGCTAGCCCTCTTCACATCCTTGTAGTTGATCGACTTCTTTGGCTCTACGAAGCCATCAGGCTGAACAAACGGCGGGAATGTGTCCTGTAGTTCTGCTTCGAGTTCTGCTTGGCGCTTTTGAAGCGTCAGCACTAGCTTGTAGGCAGCGTGTTCATTGAACATGAACCCGTGCCGCTCCTGCTTCGATACAATCCATGCAACAGCATGTTCAAGTTCGACAGCGGTTTGGGAGCAGGCCTTAGACTCGATGAGCGTCCACAGTCTTTCAGTGACCTCCACATCCCTGACGTTGTACGTCAGCATCTCCTCGCTAAAGGTTTCCCATCCACCGTCATAGTCGGCTTTGTGGAAACCCAGACGTTGACCCCATGCCTTCAAGGAGTGTGAGCCTCTCAGCTTACTCTCTAACTTGTCAGCCTCAACTAGACGACCGTCCCGGTCACTGAGATCGGTCCAAATAAGTCGAGACAGGATCAACGTGTCCACCACCTTGTGTCGAGGTATGTCAAAGTGGGGATTCAGTTTCATGATTGCAGGGATGTCGTAGCCAATGACGTTATGGCCAATGAGCAAGTCCGCACTCATGAGAAGCTCTAGCCCCAGATCGATCTGATGGGGGCGAAATTCATAGACCTTCTGTGTGTCGAGGTCCTTTGCAACGATGGTGTGAATGAGGCTAACTTCGTTCAGCAGGCCGTTAGTCTCAATGTCGAATACTAGCCTCATGTAAACCTTTCGCTGGTGTAACGGTTATTCGTGGAAACTGCACAAGAAGTCACGATGCACGACACGATGTGCAACGTAGTCAGTGACCCGGATGAATGGTGGGAGTTTCAGGCCGCAGTATGTGCCTGTGTAGTGCTTACAGTTCCCACAGCGAGGCTTATCGGGAGCCGGGGTATCCCCCAGTGCAAGCTCTTCCTGCACCGGGGTAGCCGCTTCCTTAGAAGGAATACGACGTGTCTTCATTTCGCAAGCTCGTAGCGCACGTACTTCTGTGCGGTCACCGGGTGGTGCTTGACCTTGGAAATGATGTTGAAGCCTTCTTCCCGAAGCTCTGAGATACGCTTGGTCAAGCTCTGGATCGAATAGTCCAGAATGGCTTCACGCTGTGTGATGGAGCCAGCACGTTTCAGATGGGCGATGATCTTCTGGTTCTGTGTCATTCCGTTTACCTTTTTGAAGCCGTTGTTTTCGATGTTCATGCACATGACCGTGAGACGCACGTGGTACGGTTTCCACGCTGGTTGGTCCCAAGCCCTGACACATGCAACATCACTCATGTGGAATAGGAGGTCCTCAGTACTCACTGATCACCTCGAATGGTGTCTCGGACAGTAGGCCTGTCTCTCTGTCGTAGTGGAGCGGGATGGTTACACCCGTGGCTTGACCAGTGTAGCGATCCTTTAGAACCCGGAAGACCGAGGTCTTACGTTCCTCTTCATTGTCACTTTGCTGGTTTCTTTCGATGCCAAACATGAAGTAGCACCAGAAGCCGATAGCTCTGGCCCCCTTGAAGTGTTTGATCATGACCCTGCCACCCTCTTCATGGGATCGACCCTCAGGTGTAGCGAGGTGACTGATCAGGTGGACGATGATCCCAAGCTCTTGGGCCAGTCCTGCCAGTTCCTTCATCAGCTTCTCAAGGCTTTCCCTTTCATTCGAAGGGTCAGCCATTGCAGTCAGGTGATCGATGTAGATCAGCTTGATTTCCTGAGCGACTGCCATGTAGCGAACACGCTCTTTGACAACCTCCCACTCTGTCTCACCGAAGTGATCGTAGAGCGCAACCTTGCCATCCAGTTGATCCAAGGCATCCGATAGCTCTTCCTTGGTCCAACCCCCGTTAGGCACGTGGAACCGCTTGCCAGCAATCTTGCCAGCCAAACGTCTTGCCGTTTCATGGACGGGTTGTTCTAGGAAGATGCCACCCACCTTCATGCCCAGTTCAGTGACATCGTAGGCCATCTGCTGAGTGAACCAGTCGGTCTTACCAACACCAGTGCCAGCACCGATGCAGTAAATCTCAGAGGGGCGACGACCATAGGTGGCCTGTGTCAAGGTATCTAGGAACCACGGCAGACCCATTTCAACGGGCCTCAGTGCCATTTCCTTGACCTCTTCGATGGCAATCACGCCATCAGGTCGGTACTCCTTGGCACCCCAGATAGCATCGATCACCTCTGCACCCCTGCCCGCTTGGAGCATTTCGTTGGGGTCCTTCAATGGAAGGGAGGCGATCTTGGCTCGACCGGGTGGAAGGAGCTTGGCACACTCTACAGCGGCGGCTCTACCCGGTTCATCATTGTCGAACATGAAGATCACATGGTCGAACTTGAGGAGCCAATCGATAGCGTTGCGTACAGACTTGGATGCACCTTGTGCGCCGTTCTGTACCGATACTACAGGCCACTTGTTGTTCTGTAGCTGGGAGACCGTCAGAGCATCAATCTCACCCTCAGTAACGACCAGCATCTTGCCACCGTCACGCCAGAGCCACTGACCGTAGAGGGGTGCGCCCTTGGCTTTACCGATGAACTTGAAGGTCTTGTCAGGCCAGCGCACCTTTGCAGCGATAGGCCTGCGGGTGTCTGGGTCTAGGTAGAACGCAAACTGAGCGGGGCGTTCCCCGTATTCACCTACTCGGTACGACCAGAACTCGGTGGTGTCCTTTCTGATCTTACGTGCTGGTAGGTCTCGGACTTCTCCCGTGAACGAGAATACGCTTTCCTGCTCTTGATGATCTTCTGTCGTAGACTCGGATGAGCCAAAGCCTTCGCGCATGGGTTCCTCGTTTTCCGCTTTTTCATGATGTCCGCATCCGAAGCAATATCCATGACCATCGGTGTAGCGGGCGAGGTTGTTGCGAGAGCCACACGAAGGGCATGGCTCATGACGTACAAACTCACTCCCTTCGTGTGTGTGTTTCATGGGTTAGAGCATCGTGTTGTGAAGTTCCCGACCCTCGTCGTCCAAGACGATCAGACCACCGATGTAGGTGTAGCCCATGTTCTGTAGGAACCAGACAAACTCATTCACAACATCGTCGTAACCCGTCTTGTCGTCTAGGCGACGTTCGATATTGACCGACACACCATCATTTTCTTCACGGTGGTTGAAGGTGGTGCTTCTGTAGTTCTCTTCAAACATGCTTAGCCTCTTTGAGCCATTTTTCAGGGATGGTTTCATCAGCGTACAGAAAGCCATTCTTCTCACACCAATCGGCGTAAGTGGTCTTTGACTGTTTGCTGATCTTGGTCTTGGAACGAGAGAAGACGAAACGAATGTCCTTGTCAGGATGCTGCTTCTTGATCAGCAGGTGCTTCTGCCTATCGGCTGTAAGGAAGCGACCCTTCGTTTCAATGATGATGCCATTCTCTAGGACGAAGTCGGGAGTGTACTTAGATACCCGTGCAGGCTTGAGGTACTCAATGACCTCTTCCTCGTAGGTGTAACCAACTCCCAACTCCGTCAACTCTTGGGCAATGCGTTCCTCAAGCCCAGATCGGAACCCCTTAGAAATCAGGGTTGTCCGATGCGCCGCTGTTGTCTTCCGCATTACGGGACTTCACATCCTCTTCTTCATCTGCTTCAAATTCGTAGCCATCATCGACAGCACCGAAGCCACTCAGGTTGGCCTGACGTTCAACAAGGTGCAGAACCTGCACGGAGTCGAGACGCATAGAGACACCACCACCAAGCTCACTGAACGTCTGGAAGTAGCCGTTAGCCTTGATGGAAGAGCCTGAGGTCAGGCGGAAATCCTTCGGAAGCATCTTGAGCTTGCCATCCACGAAGGTGACACGGTTCAACGACCCATCACGTGCGAGGGCATACTTCTTGAGCTTGAAGATGATGTTGCCCGTGGGCTTCTTGGTGTCCTTGTCCTTCTCTTTCGAGTAGGGCCAGTTCTTCACTTCGTCCAGATCAAGGCCAGCTTCCTCTGCAACAGCACGAACCTGTGCGATGACTGGGGCGGCGTCCTGCTCTGACATGACAAGTTCAACGGTGAGAGCCGAGGTCTTGTTCTGACCCGAGGGATCAGCAACCGACTTCTTAGCGGCCTTGTCATAGTAGTACGGCTGGTCAAGCTTCGGAAACCGTGCAGTAGCAGGGCCAATCACGAAGTTAGTGACTTTCTTCTTAGTGGACATTAGGTCTATCCTTGATGAGGTTCCCAGACGCATCTGTGTGCATCTGTACAATCTTTGAGATCACTTCAATGACCGCTGCGTTGAGGATGATAACGTCATTATCTTCCCCTTCATCGTTGGCTTGAATGATCACGACATCCTGATTGGTAAAGTTCAACGTGAGGAACGAGTGTTCCCCATCTTCATCTTCACCGATCACATAAGTAAGCACGGTATCTGACATCAAAGGTAATCCCACAGTTCTTGGAGATAGTCTTCGAGGTCATTACCTGCGAGGTTGTTCACTGCATGATCGAACTGCGTGACAGAGAGACTGGTGATCAGTCCCTCTCCAATTGCAGAACGAACAATGTCAATGATTTCAGGCAGAGGGTCCATGTTGATCCTGACTAGGGCATTTGATGCCTATGGGTGGGGTAGTTGACGAAGCTCAGGAGAAGAAGAACTCGGACTCAGACACACGGTCCAAGTCGAGTGATCCCTTGCTTGGCGGGGGTTCAACCATCACACCAGCGTGACACATGCTCTGGTGTAACTGTTCAAGCACGTCATGCTGGTACATGGCGATGAACGAAGGCTTCACACACTGAGACAGGAAGTTGGGCATCTTGGAAGCATGAACGCCGAAGCTGTCATGCACCATGCCGAAGCTCTTCACTCCGTTGTCTAGACCCCGCACAACCGACATACGTAGGTGGCAGGCGTCAAGCGAGTGAACGAAGTTGGGAGCCACGGCTAGAGCCATGTCTTTACTGTCAAGCAACTCGGTCTCGTTATACATGGTCATCATGAGGCGACCATCTAGGGCAGTCTCAACACGGGTCTTGGTCATGGATGGGCGGAAGTGGATCACCTCAAACCCATCAGGCGTGGTCCACACCATGCGCTTGTCATGGGCAGAACCTTCCGTAGGGTTGATGTGCTTGGTGTACGCACGTGCTGTCACTGACAACCAGCGCATAGCTTCCTTACCCTTGACTACCACCTCTTCGATGGCTTCCCAGATCAGGCGGGACAGGAACACGATCCTTGCGGAGTGGTCCTCGTTCTTCGTCGTATCCCAAGGGCATTCGTAGCCCTCCTTGATACGGTCAGACACAGCCTCACGGGTGTACTCCATGCAGGAAGAGAACGTCCCTGCATAAGGCACCACCATCACCTGACGCTTGGTGATCTTGCGGTTGATCCCAAACTTGATCCAGTCCTTTGCCATGACAGGTTCAGCAGCACTGTCACGGAAGAGCTTCTCGACCACCTTGTCAGCCACATCCTGATAGATGTCTTGACGTGGCAGACCGGGTACAAGGTTGACCGACTTACCCCCGACTTCATCCCGCAGCATGGCGCTGTAGTGTTGAAGCCCTGAGCAAGTGGCATCCACAGGCACGACCATGTGCGATGTGTAACCGTACCCAACCTCCTTGAACTGCTTCCACTCCCGGCAGAACCGTACAAACTGGAATGGCTCAGAGGCGTCGGCCCACCGAAGGTCAGACATAGGGTCTTCTGCGATGGACAGGATCAGGTCCTCGTTGTCACGCACCCACTTGATGCGCTCCTGTAGAGAGACCTTATCGTTACCGTAAGCATTGGCCCCAGCAATGGCCAGCCAACCAGCCTGTTCCTCGTTCTCAATAGGTTCACCCTCTGAAAACTCTAGCAGAGCCTTGCAGTAGTCACCCCCTTGGGGGTTGAGGAAGGCAGGCAGGGGATACGCACGACCCCGTGTATCAAGGTTGTGCGGGAAGTAGATGACCTCGTAGGTCCTGAACCTCTGAGCGATGTTCAGCGTGAACAACACTGCCAAACGCTTGCTGACCTCTCTGCGGTTAGCATCGTAGATCAGGAAGCACGTGTGGTTGTGCCTGCGTTTGACATCGTCATTCGTGCGGTACTCAGGTGGCTCAGGTGGTAGAGGCTGGGGTGAGGCGTGAGGCAGGCCAGCAAAGCCACCCTGACGTTCAAGCATCGCCCATTGAAGCAGATCGACCATGTAGCCGTTGAGCCTCCAAGGCGTCTCCTGCAAGGCGTTGACCGCAGGGAGTACCTGAGACCAGTCCATGTCAGTCATGCGCTTGATATCGCGTCTCCGTGCGCCCTTGATGATGGCATACGGTCGAACCCGTTGAGACGACAGGTAACCACCCCGGAACAGGTGGTCTTCGGTCCAAGGTAGGGGTGGGACGACCATCGGCAGGTAGATCATGTAGTCCATGACCCGTTCTGCAAGGCTGGCCTCAAGGTGTTCCAGAAGCTCTGGCGAGGGTTCGACAAGGCCTGAGGTGGTCATGTTGACCATCCCGGTAGTGTCTCGGAACATGACCAGCAGGGCATAGCCTACGTGAAGCTTCTCCTTCTGGGTCCACCCCGTCCACTCCATCATTTCTGCGTAGAAGTAGTTCTTGATGGTTCTGAGACGCCAGTGGCGGGGGTAGGTCCGCTTGTCGAAGTCCTTGAAGAGCTTCCTCAGGAGGTTCCTGCGGTTCTCTTGGTTCCCGAAGTGACGGATGCGCCATTCATCATGGATCAGATCGGCCATCCTGATCGACAGGGTGACACGCTTCATCGGCTTGCCCTTCATCTTGGGCAGGTTGTTGAACAGGGACTTGATGAACAGAAACGTAACTGTCTCTGCGTCAAGTCCTGTCTTGGACAGAAGCTCGGCAGCACGGTTCAACCGCCGACCCTTGGTCTTGTCTTGGTTCATGAAGTCTCGAACCGTGTCCACGAAGGACTGCGTACCCTTCTTGACGTAGGGTGCTGCGACCTTGGTCTCTGCCCATGCGCCACGGGCTGTTGCCTTGGCTAGGTCACGTGTCTGACGGGCCTTAGCCTCGTCCAGCATTTCGTTCTCAATGGCTACCTGTGCATCAGCTAGGTTATACAAGGTTCTACCTTCCGTTGTATGGTGTGAAACAGTGGGTGGTGCCTATGGGTGGGGTAGTTGCTTCCAGCACCGCAATCGTCTCACAGGTGATGTGCCATCACTAACGCAGGCACAGCACAAAGAAAAAGTCCCAAGCATTTGATTGCTCAGGACTTTTGAAACTCGCTACAGGGGTCAGTCTTAAGGATTTACAGTCCGCCCCCTTTGCCGCTCGGGACACTCCCCCATCTGATAACTGCTTGATCCCAAACGCTTTTCAGATTGTGCAGCGCAAAACCTCTGCACTGGTGGAGGCACATGTGCCAGAACTTTGGCACAGGCGCAAGAGGGTGGTTTCACTTTCCTTCCAATGCTGAAAGGGCTGCGTCTAAGTTGTGGGGCATCAGATGGGCGTACCTTTTCGTCACGGTGATACTGGAATGACCCAGCCACTCCATGATGCGATAGAGGTCCACCCCGGCTTGAGCCATGCGAGACGCACATGTATGCCTCAGTACGTGAGGTACAACCTGTGCATCCTTGGCTAGCCCTGCCTTGGCCTTCGCTTTGGTCCATGCCAGATGAAAGGCGTCATAGTTGATCAGGCCAAACGGCTTGATCCAGCCTTCACCTTGCGTAAACTGTAGCGATGCCTGCGCCCGCTGGTGTAGCGGGACAGTGCGGGGCTTACCATTCTTGGTGTCCCAGAACGTCACCCTTCCCTGATGAATGTCCTGCCATTGAAGCTTGATGGCCTCAGAGACACGACACCCGGTGTAGAGAAGGAAGACAGCGTATACCCGGTACTTGTCGGGTAGAGCATCGAAGACCCTCTGTTCCTCGTCAGGGGTGAGGAAGCGGGTACGCCCCCTGCCCTCCTTGAGGAACTCGATCTTGGGTGCCTTCTGGACGTAGTCCTTGTCCACGGCATAGCCCATGATCTTCGACAGCTTCGCCAGCCTGCGGTTGATGGTTCCGGGGGATAGCCCCTCCTCCTCTCGGAGGAAGTCCACCATGTCCATCACGCTGGCAGTGGTGATCGATGTGATCGGGGTGTCACCCCCGAAGTGATCGACCAGCCACTTGGTGAGGGAGGTTGCCATGCGTTCATCCTTGGTACCCTTCCAGTATTTGAGGAAGGTCCTTTGGACGACAGCTTCGACCGAGGTCTCGGACACTACAGCGAGGCTCTTACCCTCAAAGGCTTCCGCCTCTGCAAGGCTTGAGAACCGTCTGCGCTGTCTGGACCCGTTCACCACAGCATCACCGATCCACTTGTTTCCTACTTGTCTTGCCATGTCGTTCTCCTGTGATTTTTTCATAGAA